TGTTTTATCACCTTTAACCTCCGGAGTTAAATCACCAAACTCTTTGTGTAACCACTTAAACACCAATCTGTCCCTACTACTTTCAGTTATTATTATTTTCATATCATTTTAAATTATAGGTCTGTTCCAACAGTGGTGGAAAGAGATTATTCCATTTTTTGGTGTGAGACCCTTTAAATTGTAGGTCTCCCCCAACCATACCTTCAGAATCTTTCGTGTTTGAGGGTCTTTCAGTCCAAAAATAGAATTAAAAAATACCCAAATTCTGTCGTAATCTATATAAACAACCCCATTTTTTTCATCCTGGTTATAGTAAAATAATGGTTCTCTGTCCTCATCAACATAATATGTTTTATCACCTCTAACCACCGAAGTAAGATCGCCAAACTCTCTGTTTAACCATTTTAAAACCAACCTGTCCCTACTACTTTCAGTTATTATTATTTTCATATCATTTTATATTAATTAATAAGTTGATATAACTCTTTATTGTAAAACTTAAGCCTTTCAGTAATATATTCAGAATCACCAAGTTCTCCTAATTTATCTTTATAATATTGTATTCTTTCTTTATAATAATCTATTTCGTTTTCTTTATTCCTTGCAAGTTTTGGTTTAGCATCAATCTTTTCTGTTTCAATATGTACCTCAAACTCCATATTTGTATAAATTGGATTTTCATAATAATATACAAAAAACTTAGGGAATGTCGTTGGGTTTGCCACAGTTTGTATTCTTGAGTAATCGTTTCTAAACATTATGTATTTATTCTTAGGTCTATCAACGTAAAGAATAATATCAACATTAGATTCTTTATATTTATTGTGATTATGCCAAGAAGGAACTTTATAATAATACCCTCTTTCGGATCCAAATTTTTCAATCAACGAATAATCAACCGGTTTAACTTGCACAAAATAAGAAGTCCCATCAATTATCACATCAAAATCTTGACCTAATTTTCTATCCCTAACATCACCAGCACATCTTTCTATAATATTCCAAGTAAGACCTTCTTCATCAGGGTTTAATTTAAATTTGTTTATTATAACTGTTTTTGCATAACTTTCATTTTCTCTACCAGTTAAAATAGTGTTTTTATTTATATCAACCAATCTTTCGGTAAATCTACCTTTGTCACCTACTAGTTCTCCAATGTTGTTTATAATCCATTTTCTAAAATTTTCCGTAGAACCAGTCTCCTCAGACCAAATTTTTTGAATTTCTTTATGTACCGAACTATTTGTATCAAATCTGTTTATGATTGACCAATTACCATTACCACCATAATTTTGTTCCGAATATTTACCACCAATAATTCCCACATCAGTTTTACATTGTTCTGTTTCAATTTTCCCTAAACAACCGTTTGTGTATTTTAAACCTTCACATTTAGGGTAAGCATTGTTTATTAAACTTCTAAAAGATTTTGAGGTTAATGGGAAGACTTCTTTATTTTCAGATAAAATAAAATGTTCGTTAATTGTTTCTGAATTATAGTTCTCATCCAATGGGTCGAATTTAATTCTTGAAAAATCAACGGGTGTGAAGTCCCTCAAATTATAGGTCTCATCCAACCATACATTTAGGATATCCTTTATTTGTAAATTATTTAGACCAAAAATGTTTTCAAAAAATACCCAAATTCTTTTGTAATTTATATATATATAACCAGTTGTTGAACCATTATGATAATAGTAAAATAATGGTAATCTGTCTTTATTAACATAAAATGTTTTATCATCTTTAACCACCGGAGTTAAATCACCAAATTTCTTGTTTAACCATTTTAATGCTGATTTTTCCTTATGATCAACCGATTCATTAATTGTTTCTTTTTTGTTTGTTTTTAAATTAAAAAGATCGTTAACGAATTCCCAATTAATGTGGTTCCAAAATTTATTAATATATTGGTCTCGTTTATTTTTATATCTTAAATAATATGCGTGTTCCCAAAGATCTAACCCAAGTATTGGATATCCACCATTAACATCATTCATTAATGGGTTATCTTGGTTTGGTGTTGTAATAATTTTTAATCTATTAGTTTTTGTTAAAACCAACCATACCCAACCTGAACCAAAACTATCCAAGGCGGCCTTATTAAATTCTTCTTTAAAATTTTTAAATGATTTGTATTGGTTTGTTATTTTATCTAAAAGATCCCCTTTTAAAGTTTGTTTTTTTGGTGATAACATTTTCCAAAACAATGCGTGATTAAATGCACCACCAGCATTATTTCTAACCTTTGTATTAAATTTAGTGATTGTTTTAATAATATCCTCAAGTTCTATATCACCTTTTCTACTTGATAAGGCATCATTTAATTTTTTAACATAACCTTTATAATGTTTGTTATAATGAACATCCATTGTTTCAGGATCAACAAATTGTTTTAATGCCGAATATGAATAGGGTAATTTCTCAATACCAATTTTTTTCATTTCGGTAATGAATTCTTTTTGAATGTTAATTTTATCTAATAATACGATTTGTTCTGTTAAGATATCAATTCTATTTGAAATGGGTTTTAACCCCTCATAAACAATATTAACCATTTCGGGGTGTTCCTTTTCAAACATTTTAATTAATCGTCCAGCACCAGCATTTGCCTCATCCTCATTTTTTCCACCAATATCTTGGCCAATTTCCCGTTTTAATATGGTCATTTGATGTTCGTGAATCCATTCGTGAGCAAGGGTTCTTAAGATATCTCGGTTCAACCGACCTTTAGTTAATATTTTAATACCAAACTCATCACTTCTACTACCAGTCGTCATTTGACCTGTGCGATCACCCAAGAAAGAAACTAAAATGTCGTCCTTTAATGGGTATTTATCATTTAAAAACTTAATAAATTTTTTGGCAAGATCCTTACTTTCTTGGGACATTGAGCATTTAATATGTTTAATAGATACTTTCATTGTTTATAAATATCCAACATATTAAAAATTGATCATAATGGTTTAAGTGGGGGTAAATCATCTAACATCTTCATCATTAAGTCCGCCATATAAGTTACCCCAAAATCCCTTAAATTATAGGTCTGTTCCAACCATACCTTCAGTATCTCCTGTGTTTGCAAGTCTTTCAGACCAAAAATGGATTCAAAAAATACCCAAATTTTTTCGTAATTTACAAAAATTGTTGTGTCATCAAAAGTTGTTGTGTCATCCTTACCATACATAAGTAACGGAAATTTGTTTTCATCAACATAATATATCTTATCATCAATAACCATCTTAATTAAATTACCAAACCCCTTGTTTAACCATTTTAATGCAATTTCAGATATAGTAGACCCAACACGACCATCATTACCTAACGCCTGAAGCTCTCTATAAGTAATTTCATTAAGACCCATAACACCATTAATTCTATTTATGTTAGAGATTAAAATCTTATCCATATTAAATGTTTTAACATAAATACTAAACAATCTATTCTTTTACATTCTTCTATTAATAGAATTTAACATTTCCTCAACAATATCCCCACCATTCTCAAGTAGATCATCACCCATAACGGTATTAATGATCTTTTTCTTGTGGTTTAAAATGTTATAAATTGCTCCCTCAATAGTATTTTCAAATAACGGATAATAAATTAACACATTATTTTTTTGACCATAACGATACGCCCTATCTTCTGCTTGAGCATGTTCTGCTGGAACAAAAGATAAATCATTCATAATAACAACCTCAGCGGCAGTTAATGTTAACCCAACACCAGCAGCCTTTAAATTTCCAACAAACACCTTAATCTTATCGTTTTCTTGGAATTCATCAATTGCGTGTTGTCGTTTTGGTTTTGAACAACTACCATCCAAATAAACGGATTGTTTCCCAAAATGATTATGTATTAATTGTAAGGTGTCAGTAAAGTTGGTGAATATAATAACTTTCTTACCCTGTTCAATAATGTTCTCAACAATCTCAATAGTATGTTTTACTTTTTCGTTAGCAATAATTTTTCTAACCTTCATTAATTTACTGAACTGTATTGTAAGTGATGTAGATTCCTCCGACTTCTTTTCAAACCAATCATAATACTCACCCATCATCTCCTCATAATCTTTTGATTTTAAATTAAGATAAATTGGGGATATGATTTTTTCTGGTAGATCCAACACATCGTCTTTTAATCGTCTCAACATTTGTTTTGATGTTCTATCTCTTAGTTCTTCCAAATTAGATGCCCCCTGAACATTCCATATTTTTCTTTTACCTGCCATAAATTGATAACCCTGACAATAACGTATCGCATAAGCCATCCAATTCTGAGCAACGGGACTCTCAATAATATTTAATAAATTAAAATAATTCATTGGTCTATTGGTCATCGGAGTTCCCGTTAATAACCAAACTCGTTTAATTTGTTTAACAAATGAATTAATAATCTTTGTCCGTTGAGCTTGGGGATTAGAGATCATATGAGCTTCATCCATTATAACCAAATCAAATTCAGAATTCTCCAATAAAGATTTCTCTTTTACCTTTGGATCATAAAAGTTTTTAAGGATGTCGTAATTAATGATTACAAAGTCGTGGTCAGTTGAAAACTTTTTACCCTCACAAATAAAAATACTACGATCAGTGTAGTTCTCAATTTCTCGTTGCCAATTAATCTTTAACGATGCGGGACAAATAATTAATATCTTCTTAACACCAGTCTCTAATGCGGCAATAATAGTTGCGGTTGTTTTACCCAATCCCATATCGTCAGCAAGAATAAATCTTCTTGACCCAACCAATTTCTCAATCGCTTCTTTTTGGTGATTAAGTGGTGGTCGGTTATCGTATTTGGAATAATCAACATCAACCTTCTCAATGGTGTGGGTTTTTATTAATGATGATTTAGGAACCCAAAATTCGGTTATCTCATCTTTCTCAAAAAACTTACCCCAAATATGATACGATTTTTCTTTCTCAACCAAAAGTTTTTCAATATAAATTTTATCGGGAACCTCTAAAAGGTATTTTTCTTCAGCAAATTTCTTTGCAAAGTAAGTATCAAGATCAACCCACTTACGAGCAACTTTTGGTGTTACATCGTGATAGTTGTTAATATAATCGGATTGTGTTCTTGTGGGAAAGAATTTTTTATTCTTCTCTTTTTTTGTTTTTAACGAAAGGATATAGTTATTTGCCCCCGAGTAAACTTCAAGTAATTCTAATGCCTTATGTTCTATCATTGTAGACGTGTTCTCCAAAATAGTTAGTTTGTGTTAATAATAATCAATAAATAGATATTTATCAATAAAACAGGTTTTTATGCAAAATAAAGTTCCAATAACACGTTTAGGGAAATTCTTTGGTGAGAGTGATTACAATTTAGAAATTTCACTCGGCGAGGAATGGTTAATCGGCGATATGAACTTCACTTGCGTTCTTTATCGTATTGATAGATATAAAACAAAAACTGACGATGTTTATGGTGAAGCCCTTGAGGATGGTATAAAATATTTACCCCCCGTTGAGTTTAATGGTTATGTTCAGATCACTGCCCCTGAAAATAAACTTATGGGATCCACTCGTATTGAGCAAATGGAACCAGGAAATATTAAAGTCTCCGTATATCAAAAAACATTGGATGATTTGGGTATTGATATTAGTTTTGGGGATTATATTGGTTATTATGAAAGTGAAACGGTAGTTAGATATTATACGGTAAATAACGATGGTCGTGTTATTTCGGATAACAAACATACGTATGGGGGTTATAAACCATTTTATCGTACTATTAGTGCATCACCTGTTGGTCCAAATGAATTTAGAGGATTATAATATATATTAATATGGGATTACCTAAAAAAATAAAAAAGACATTACCATTAACACAACCAAGAACTTTATATCCTAGAAGACAGGAATTAAAGGAAATGATTGAACGCGATGGAACTTATCTTCCCAAATCATTACTTCACGCAGATCTTGATCGTGGATTTTTGGATTTTGTTAGGGATGAATTAAAATGTGTTGTTGAGGGAAAAACGGTTCCAATGGTTGATATTTTAATATCCACACAAAATTGGTCTCAGTTTGTCGAAACTTGGGATTTCCAAAATATTGATAAAAATACTGAACCACCACTTATTACTGTCATTAGAACACCTGAAGTTAAATACGGAACAAATCCGGCATTAAGGTATAATATACCAAATAGAAGACAATATTATTATGCTCAAGTTCCAACTTGGGATGGTCAAAGACACGGTATGGATATTTATAAAATACCACAACCCGTTCCTGTTGATATAAAATATACTGTTGCAATTATTTGTAATAGAATGAGAGAACTTAATAAGTTTAACCAAATTATATTGGAGAAATTTTCGTCAAGACAAGCATACCAAAATATTAAAGGACATTACATTCCAATAGTAAATGATGAAATTACGGACGAGTCGGTACTAGATCTTGAAAAAAGAAAAGTATATATTCAAAAATATACATTCACAATGTTGGGATTTTTAATTGATGAAGATGAGTTTGAGGTTCAACCTGCGGTTACAAGAATTTTTCAAATGTATGAAGTAGATACACAAATAAAAAAGAAACGACAAAAAAGGGAAGAACCAAATATACCATCGGATTATATTCCAACATATCCATCAGGAGTAACGGAATCTATCCAAACCTTTGAATATACTGTTAATTTAACATTAGGCGAAACAACTAATGTTGATAATTTTAGTGTATACATTAATGGTGACTATTATGGTGATAATATTGAGTTTATACAAATCAATACAAATGATGTGTTAAGAATAACAGTTGTTAAACCAAACGAGTCTGACGATACCAAAATTATATATAACCAAGAGTTATTATAATCAATCTTCCCCATAAATATCTTTTTTCTCCTTACACTTTTCAAATATAAGGTTTTCCAAAAAACGATACATTTTGATCCCACGTTTATCGCAATAACGTTTTAAAACTTCGTGCGACTCAACTGAAATCTTTAAATTCTTTATTTTTTTAACATCTTCACTCATAGGTAGAAAAAAGGTAGAATAAAATCATACCATAATATAAATAGTTTCATATAAGTAAAGTTTTTGCTTAAAACTCCAATATTTATATAATAAAATAAATCTATAAACAAACAAACAAAATGGCAACTAACAGTAAAGTATTTGTATCACCAGGTGTATATACTTCAGAAGTAGACTTAAGTTTCGTTGCACAAAGCGTTGGTGTTACCACTTTAGGTATTGTGGGAGAGACTTTAAAAGGACCTGCTTTCGAACCAATCTTTATCAGAAACTTTGATGAATTTACTGCATTTTTTGGTGGAACATCTGCTGAGAAATTCGTAAATACTCAAATCCCTAAATATGAAGCGGCTTACATCGCAAAATCATATTTACAACAATCTAACCAATTATTCGTAACAAGAGTATTGGGATTATCAGGTTATGATGCAGGACCATCTTGGTCTATCGTAACTGTGGCAAACGTTGATCCAACAACAATCGGATTTGATTGTGCTAGTGGTGTAACGGTTGATTGTTTATTTGAATGTACATCAGCAAACACTGTTGATATCCTTGTTGATTTTACGGGATGTACAAACAACATATCATCTGTAGGATTTACAAGTAACTTCCCAAGTCAAATTCAATCAATCTTAAATAATTCTTACCAACAATTTAATGGTGGGACATCAACTTTAAATGATGATATAACAGGAACAATTTATGATATCATCACATTAGATATTCCTTCTTCAGGTCAAACAGTTATTGATTATTTCGGTTCTATTGATACTGATGATTATAATGTTTTACACCCAATTTTTTCTGCGGGAACTGAGAATAACAATTTTAGTGTTCCTTCAGTCTCTTTAGATGCAACTAATCTTGAATCACCATTAAATGATTCTTGGTATTATGCATTATTTGATAATACAGGAAATGGTAATTATACAGGTTTCTCATTCTATTCTTATGTGACGGGAACAACTGCCACATCAACATCAAGTAATTGTGCATCATTTAACTCACTTAGTGTTGGAGGATCGGTTACTTCATTTGATCCTATTGTTTCAGGAGGTACAGGATATACCGCATCAACAAATCTAACAACAACAACAATCACAGGTGTAGGTGCGGGATTAACCGTTGATATAGAGGTTGATGGTGCGAATGTTGTTACGGGAGTAACAGTTAATTGTGAAGGTAGTGGTTATCAAGTAGGTGATACTGTCCTAATTTCACAATTAACTTCTAACAATGATGCTTATGTTGTTGTTGGTATTGTTGGCGCAACTACTAACGGTATCATTAATTATAATACAAACACAATAAACGTATGTTTACCATCTGGGACATCAACTTGTGTGTTATCTACGTTGGTTCCTACATTCAGCGCATGTACGAGTGGTGTTAGCGTTAATTCGGTAATACAATCAAGTGGTGGGACATCAAATGATTTTTCATCAGGTTCTGTAACATATATATTAACATCTGAAGATAGTACTTTAACAACAACTTGGACGGTTAATGTTCAAATAAATGATCCTTGTAATCCTTGTTCTTTCGCTAGTGGTGGAACACAAAATACAGGAGAAATAACAACTTGTTATTCAGGTCAAGTAGTAGGTAAATTATATCTATATACAGGTAATTCATTTACTGACTATGATGATATGGTAGTTGGAACATTAAGATCAAGAGGTATTTCTGATTATGTTGATGGTACAAACCCAACATATGAAATAACAGGAGTTACTGATGTAACACTTGACATGACAGGACCTTATTCAGGTGTTGCTAAAAATCCTTATATGTCGTTCGTTATTAATGCGACAAATTATGAAGGAACTAATTATTCGTTTGAAACTTCTTTCACCGCGAGTGATGCTAAATACATACCTAAAGTGTTCGGAACTTCCAATTTCGGAAAACCAAGAAATGTTGTTCCATTAATGTTGGAAGAAAGATTCCAAAACTTGTTAAATTATGCATACAAGAAAGGGTACATTAGAGGTTTAAGTAATAACCTAATTTCTTTGAATTCTGCTCAAAGTGAAGATTCAAATTCAATTGGGTGGTACTTGGATAGATACCAATCACCAAGTTCTCCTTGGGTTGTATCTGAATTAAGAGGTACTAAAATTTATAACTTATTTAAGTTCTATACGATATCAGATGGTAATACTGCAAATACTGAAGTTAAAATATCTATTTCTGATATCTCATTTGCAAATCAAACATTTACAGTATTGGTTCGTGATTATTTTGATAATGATTCGGCACCTACAGTATTGGAGAAATTCACAAACTGTACGTTAGATCCAAGTCAAAATAACTTTATTGCAAAGAAGATTGGAACACTTGACGGTGAATATGAGTTGAATTCTAAATATGTTATGATTGAAATGAACGAAGATGCTCCGGTAGATGCGTTACCTTGTGGATTTGAAGGATTTAACTTTAGAGAGTATTCAGGAGCAATTCCTCCATTCCCAATTTATAAAACAAAATATGATTTCCCAGGTGAAGTAATTTATAACCCACCATTCGGTTTACCTACAGGTGGAGACAATTCCACTACAACAGGTGGTGATAACATAAGAAGAACTTATCTTGGTATGTCAAATTTCTGGGGTTATGATAGTAACTTCTTTGAATATAAAGGTAAAAGAAACCCAATTTCATCTTGTAATTTAGAAGGTGGTGAGTGGTCTTACAGAACAAAAGGTTACCATATGGATAAAAACGCAAGTGGTCTTACGATCTCAAGTGCGTTTGCTACAAGTGGAACACCAAGATTCTTTGTTGGGGACGCACCGTTTGCATCTGAACCAACAAGTGAGTTAAGTCCTTACTACAGAATATTCTCAAGAAAATTCACTTTGTTTGTACAAGGAGGATTTGACGGATGGGATATCTATAGAGAATTTAGAACTAACGGTGATAAATATGTTTTAGGTAGAATAGGATTCCTTAACGGGGCTTGTCCTACAGATAGATACCCAACGGCATCTGGATGGGGAGCGTTTAAACAAATCTCTATTGGTGATGGAACTCGTACTTGGGCAAATACTGACTACTACGCATACTTGTTAGGTATTAGAACATTCTCTAACCCTGAAGCGGTTAATATCAATGTATTTGTTACTCCGGGTATTGATTATGTTAATAACTCTGATTTAGTTGAATCAGCAATTGATATGGTTGAAAACGAAAGAGCGGATTCATTGTATATCACAACAACACCTGATTACAACTTGTTCCTACCAACAACAACAGGTATTGACGGATTAATCTACCCACAAGAGGCGGTTGATAATTTAGATACAACAGGTATTGATTCCAACTACACGGCAACTTACTATCCTTGGGTATTAACTCGTGATAGTGTTAACAACACACAAATCTACATTCCACCAACGGCTGAGGTGACAAGAAACTTGGCATTAACTGATAATATCGCCTTCCCTTGGTTTGCAGCAGCGGGTTACACTCGTGGTATTGTAAATGCGGTTAAAGCACGTAAGAAGTTGACTCAAGAAGATAGAGACACACTTTACCTTGGAAGACTTAACCCAATTGCAACCTTCTCTGATGTTGGTACAGTAATTTGGGGTAATAAGACCCTTCAATCAAGAGAATCCGCACTTGATAGAATCAACGTAAGAAGATTGTTATTACAAGCACGTAAGTTGATATCTTCAGTTTCAGTTAGATTGTTGTTTGATCAAAATGACGAACAAGTAAGACAAGATTTCTTAAATGCGGTTAATCCAATTTTAGACTCTATTAGAAGAGACCGAGGTTTATATGATTTCCGAGTTACAGTTTCAAGTGATACTGCGGACTTAGACAGAAATCAAATGACGGGTAAGATTTATATCAAACCAACTCGTTCACTTGAATTTATAGATATTACATTCTACATTACTCCAACAGGAGCATCGTTCGAAAATATCTAAAAAAAACAATAATAAAAGAAAAGGGAGACAAGTTCTCCCTTTTTTTATTTATATGATATTTATTAATATGAATTATAAAATTTTAACCAGACAAATCATTACCGAAATGGTAAATGAAATAGAAGAAAAACAATATGGTTTAAAGTATTATGCTTTTGATTGGGACGATAATCTAATGAAAATGCCAACACAAATTGTTCTAAAGAATGAAGAAGGTAATGAAGTTGGTATGTCAACTGAAGACTTTGCGGAATATAGAACCGAGATTGGAGAAAAACCATTTAACTATAATGGTGAGACTATTATTGGTTTTGGTAATGATCCGTTCAGATATTTTAGAACTGCGGGTGATCAAAAATTCTTACGTGATATAGAAAATGCTCCATTAGTGAGAGGTCCTTGGATGGATTTTGTTGAGGCAGTTAACAACGGGTCAATTTTTTCAATCATTACCGCTAGAGGACATAATCCAAATACCCTTAAAAAAGGTGTTTATAAATTAATAATGATGGGTCGTGGTGGTTTAGATAAAGAACAACTAGTTGATAGTTTAAATATTTATAGACAAAAAATGGGACTTAAACCAATGTCTGATGAAAATACCTTAATTAAAGATTATTTAGATAGATGTAAATTTTATCCGGTAAGTTTTGGTGAAGGATCTGCAACCAACCCTGAAGAAGGTAAAGTTCGGGCGATGGAAGAATTTATAAGTTATGTGAAAAGATTATCACTTAGATTACAGAAAAAAGAATATCAATTTGTAAATGATGTGAGTAATAAATTTGTTCCAGTTGCACCTATGGTAGGATTTTCAGATGATGATATAAGAAATGTTGATGTTATGAAAAAACATTTTGAAAAAGAACCAGATAATATATTAAGAACTTATCATACTAAAGATGATGAAAAAACTATGCTAGAGCAACTAATTAATAGAACAATATTAAAAATTAAGTCAAAGTAAATAGAAAAATTATTACTCCGGTATATTTATAATAAAAACAATAAACTAAAAATTAAAATAAAAAATTATGGCTGATTTATTAATGAAAATGCCAGTTCCTTACGAACCGAAAAGACAGAACCGATTTATAGTAAGATTTCCATCATCATTGGGGATAAACGAGTGGTTTGTTGAAAGTGCTGCAAGACCAAAAATTAAAATAAATCCAGTTGAGATTCAATTCTTAAATACATCAACATATGTTGCAGGTAGATTTAATTGGGAAGCGTTAACAGTTAAATTCCGTGACCCAATTGGACCATCAGCGGCTCAAGCATTAATGGAATGGGTTCGTTTATGTGCTGAATCTGTTACAGGACGTATGGGTTATGCTGCTGGATACAAGAAAAATATTGATATTGAAATGTTAGACCCAACAGGTGTGGTTGTTGAGAAATGGATATTAGAAGGGGCATTTTTGACTGGTGTTGATTTTGGCACATTGGCGTATAATGCAGATGCGTTAGCGGACATTAGTGCAACAATCCAAATGGATCGTTGTATATTAGTTTACTAGTTTTTTTACTTCAAAATAATAAAAACCTACAAGATTTACAATAGTCTTGTAGGTTTTTTATTTACTATGGTCTAATGTGAATTATTTTTTAATAAAAAGAATTATATGGAAAATGATGCATCACAATATGGTCAAATGGATTTTAATTTACCACACGATGTGGTAGAACTTCCCTCAAAAGGTATATTTTATAAATCAAAAAAGAAAAGTGTGAAAGTTGGGTACTTAACGGCATCCGATGAAAATATTTTATCAAACATAAACCCTAACAAATCAATTAAAGAATCGGTTGTTTTACCTTTATTACGAGGTAAAATATATGAATCTGATCTTAGACCTGAAGATCTGTTAGATGGTGATTTAGAAGCTTTGTTAATATTTTTACGTAACACATCGTTTGGTCCAGAATATAACGTTAAACTTACTGACCCACAAACAAATAAAGAATTTACCACAGATGTTTTATTAGATGAACTTAACATTAAAAAAACTAATGAATTACCTGACAATGATGGTTGTTTAACTACGACATTACCAAGAAGTAAGGTGGTTGTAAGATTAAAATTCTTAACCTTAAGAGATTCAATGGAAATGGATAGAACTCTACTTGAATATCCTTTAGGAAGGATACCCCCAACAACGACATTAAGATTAAGTAAAATGATTGTTGATATTGATGGGGACTCTGATAAAGGAAAAATTGCCAAATTTATTGAGACAATGCCCATTATGGATTCAAAACATATTAGTAAGTTCATGAATAGTAATGAACCTAGATTAGATTTAACTAAAGAAGTTTTCGCCCCGTCTGGAGAAAGAGTAATGGTAAACATTGCTTTTGGGGTGGAGTTTTTTCGGCCTTTCTTCTAAATATTCGGCAATACTCCTTGATGAGTATTATTTTATGTCAAAATTTTTAAGAACTTCATATACTGAATTTTTAAAAATGCCAACTTATATTCGTAGATATTTGGTGGATAAAATTATTGAAGACCATAAAAAACAATAAAAAAAGTATTTATTGTAAATTGTAATTTTTTATGTTAAAACTTGATGGACCTAAAGATGTTAAAATTGGTGCGAATATTACTGAAGCCACAGAAGGTGTTGATAAACTTATTGATGTTGCGGCAATTCTAAATAGTGTTGATCTAAAAAGACCTTTTGATGCGCTATTAGAAACGGGAAATCAATTATATAAAAATCTCGGACCTTCAGGTATATTGGGAGCAATTAAAAAACTTGATGAGGAAGCGTCAAGTTTAGTTAGAACTTTTGGTATAAGTAAACTCCGTGCGAAAGAATTTACATCAACAATTGCACAGGCAATACCGATGTTTGTATCATTTGGTGCAACTGTTGAGGATGCTTCACTAACATTAGCAGAAATTGGTACAAGTTTTGGGTCTAACGTATCGTTAGGCGCGGAATCACTAGCAAGTTTAAAGGCGACATCTATTGTGACTGGAGTTTCGGTTAAAGATTTAGCGGGTAAATTTAGGGATGTTGGTATTGGGATTGGTGATGTTGGTGCAAGAATGTTAGAAGTTAATAATGTTGCAAGACAATCAGGGGCTTTAGTTTCAGCAGTTTCAACTGGTGTTGTTAATAATCTTGACAAAATGAACATATACAATTTTGATGGAGGTACCAAGGGTCTTGCTAAAATGGCGGCACAGGCATCAAAATTAGGGATTAATATGGATTCTGTATTTGTTACAATTGATAAGGCGTTTAATCCTGAAACTGCCATTGAGATGGCTGCCGGATTACAAAGATTAGGTGTTGCTTCAAGTGAGTTATTGGATCCGTTAAGAATGATGGATTTAGCTCAAAATGATCCTGGAGAGTTACAAAATCAAATTGTTAATCTTAGTAAAGAATTTACGGTATTTAATAAACAAAATAATCAATTTGAAATTTTACCTGGAGCTAAGAGAAGAATGGTGGAAATTGGTAAGGAACTTGGTTTGGGTGCCGGAGAATTCCAAAAGATGGCAATAAATGCGGGTAATTTAGATTATAAGATGAAACAAATTAAATTCTCTCCAAATATTAAAGACGAAGATAGAGAATTAGTTGCTACGATGTCTCAAATTGGTTCTAAAGGAGACTTTAAAGGTTTGGCAACTGTTATGGTTGAAAAAAAGGATGACAAAGGATTAGGTACTGGATATTATGAAGAAAAATTAGTTAGTGCGCTTTCATCAAAAGATGTAGAAAATTTAGCAGAACAACAACTTGGTAGTCAAATGTCTATGGAGGATATTGCAAGAAATCAATTAGACGAATTAAAAAAGACTGCATCAGGAATTAATGAAATAATTGCTTCGGGTAAATTTGGTATTGCATCTAGTAAAACAAGTCAAACTTTTTATAAAGGTACTTTGAGTGAAATTGATAAAACAGTTAGAAATGAGGTTCCTGATGGGTATAAAGATTCTGAAACTTATGGTCTTGGTGTTGATGAAATTGCGAAAGATATAAAAGATTTATTTAGTTTAAGTTTTGATGATCTATTAACTAAAACCTCAAAATTCGCTAAAGATGCTTGGGACAAGATCGGTAATTTTGATTTTGGTATGGGTGGTGGTGAAGGTATGGAAAATACCCAAACGGGTAAAAGTATCCCATCTTTAAATCCTAATATGTCCCTTGATAAAGCGTTATCTGAGGGTAATAGTAATGTACCATCGGCAACATCAACAACACCAATAAAAGTTGATATCACACATACTTTTGATTTTAATAATTTACCATCAAATATGACAAACGAACAAATAACAACAATTTTAAAAGATTGGGCAAAAACAAATATTACTCAAGATGAGGCTCAAAATATTCTTAAAGTTGGTGGTGGAACTAATAATGGTTTAACTCCCAATAAAAAACGATAATAAAAAAAATACATCTAAGGTATTTATAAGATAAAGGTTAAATATGTCAGATAGTATATTATCATTTGCGTCATCGTCATCATTTAGAAACAAATTAATTGCGAGGAATTTAGCACCTTATCAGGTGCAAGGTGTATATACTGCCCCTTCTGGAAATGTAACTTATGAGGCAACACCATTAACGGATAGTAATGTAATTGACTCACCTGATACGTTAATTTCGACAAATCAAGGGGCAAATCAACTTTATACATTAAATGAGTATGGTCCTGAAGGTGGGTATAGTGGAAAATATAATGTGCCGGGAGCACCTTACCCTGTTGAACCAAATAAAGGACCTTACGATCCAAATGATACGATATTAGATTTAATTAACGAATTTTATATTGATACCGCATATATTCAAAATAAATATGGACCTGAAGGTGGGTATAAAGATTTGGTCGTTGTTACAGATGTTATTACATCAGGTAAGATGTATTTACCATATTGGGATCCATCAATTTTTGTTCCATCATTTTATTCACCATTTGAGATATTAAGTAATACTAATCCAAATGGGTCTAATGGATCTTTATCACAAGATTCATATCTTGCTAAAATTGGTGCAACACAGTTAAGGGCGTATTTTGAGGATAGGATTGCATTAGAGATCCAACAACTGACAATTGGGTCTATTAATTTGGATACATTATCTGATCCGTTCAGTGCGAGTTTATTGGCTTCAGGTCAACAACCATTTTTTCTTAAAAATTGGAAAATTACGGTACCTGAAAATCCGATATTTGCCGCAATATCGTTTGCGAATAGGTTGACGGGAACATATTTTCCTGTTTCATTTATTCCTGGTGATTATTTTGATGGGGAAGATCCTGTTGGTAATGTTCCATCAGCATTAAATACTGTTAATAATTTAACGGGTGGTGCTTTAGGTCCAATATTAAATAAATTTAGGAATCCATCGGAAATATTTTTGGCAAATACTGGTAATGGACAACAATCAGTATTGTTTGCAACATTAGATTATAACATATATAGACCACAATACCAAAAGAACCTCATCCAAGGGGTGTCAAGTGCAATCAATAACTTATTTGGTGGAGGGTCATCATCTGTTGGTGGTTATTATGTTGGTAGTGTTGATTCTGAACCAAGTCAAATTACAACACCCGCAAATGAAGTTGCCGTTGATAGATTTGGTAAACAGGTTGGAACTATTGTTTATGGTCCTGATGAACTTGCCAAATTATATGAAGGTAATGAGGATAAAATAAATTTTGGATTAAAGGCGAAATCATATACTGATGGTGATGGTACGGATGGTAAATTTGTATGGACATCACCAAAATATAAAGACAATGCAGGTTTTAAGGTGGGTCCTGGTGGGCAGAACTTCCAAAAAGATGAAGAGTTTAACATTATTGAGAGTCAATACGGACAAAACCTTTCAACGGGTATAGAATATAAGGGAGGATCTATTTTAGACAACACCCAACGAATTGTGCAAGCGGCAGACAATGTCCAAGGTGCAAAAAGATTAAAACACGTTGGTAACGCAATTAATCAAGTATCAAAAGTGTTCAACGATGGATATAAAGAGATGACTAAAGGTTCTCAAGTTATTGCGTATTATGATCAAAGTTCGGACAGTAATACGATTGGTGTTAGTGGGTTTGAGGTTGGTAAAGAATATTGTAGAGTATTCCAAAAAGACACACCATATTTAACATATGCCGATTTACAAAAAACTGATGGTATAACAATGTCAGGTAGAAAGTTTAGTTATTCTATTTTTGATAATACTTATAACTTGAATATTGCCCCAATAAGAAATCCGGGATCAACAAATATTGTTAATGGTAAAGTTAAAAAATATATGTTCTCATTGGAGAATTTGGCGTGGAGAACATCAGATCAACCAGGTTTTACATATGATGATTTACCTAGTTGTGAAAAAGGACAAAATGGGGGTAGAATAATGTGGTTTCCACCTTATGATATAACATTTAGTGAGGATAGTAAGGCAAATTGGAGTCCAACTTCATTTTTGGGTAGACCTGAACCAATATATACCTATAAGAATACAACAAGAACGGGAAGTTTAAGTTGGAAGATAGTTGTTGATTCACCCGCGATGATGAACACAATTGTTGAAAAACAATTGGCAAATAGAAGTTCTCAAGAGATAAATTCTATTATGGATTCATTTTTTGCGGGATGCGTTAAATACGATATCTATGATTTGGCGGCAAAATTTAATACAATACCGACAAGTGAATTATATACATATCAACAAATTCTTAATGATCCAAGATTAACGGAAGAAGAATATATAAATATTATTAAAGAAGTTCCTGTTAATACTGAAGAAAGTGTTGGTGGTAATCCTGGTAAACCTGGTAATTCTAGTCAGGCTGAAAATGCAAACATTACTACTACTATAGTTGCGAATGCAACCGACCCGATATCTTTAGATACGTTAAACCCATATTTAAATTATGGTTTTTATTTTGAAAATGATTCACCATATTATAATCCAAACATTGTAAACCCTTCAGATCCTGCGGAATGGAAAATTCAAGGACCATTAGGAAGACCACCAGCGGATCCTGTGGATGGGTCATCATTTACTTATGTTGATTACTATAATTATTATATTGGATTACAGGGGACATATAATACTAAAGCGCCTGAAACTGTTTGGGCATCAACTGGTGCGACTTTAGATCAAGGAACAACATTCAGTAAAAATGGTATTAACTCATTCTTTGATGATGTTGTTAAATATAATTTTGAAACATTACAAAAAGATTTTATTACATCATTATCAAAAATTCTTGTGGATATGAAAGGTAGTGTTACTATTACGATGGAAGGATCCGCATCACCAATTCAAAATGAGACCTATAATAAATTTCTTTCTGATAGAAGAATTAATTCAGTTATCGCATGGTTAGCAAGTTTAACTTTTGGGGAACTTAAAGGTCAAAAATATATTGATGATAAAAAATTAAATGTTATAGCATCAAGTTTGGGTGAAGTTGCAAATGTTATACCAGAAACAAAAAAAGGTCCTTTTTCACCAATTAATTGTAGCCAAAATGTTCGTAATGATAGTAAAACCGGAAACGTTGTTAATACTGGTGGTCAGTGGTATTCAACACCGGCAATGGCTTGTAGAAGAGTTTATATAAAAACTATTGAGGCGAGTGGAATACCTGAAAGTCCTGTTGTTGATGATCCTGTTGTTATTGAGCCAATACCTGTAGTTGTTATTGAAGGTACAACAACCGGTACAACACAACCAATATATGTTCCCCCACTTAAAGTTGCTCCGATACCTGACATTAAACAATCTGTTAAAGACGGAATATCAAAAAAGGTGTTAAGATCGTTGTTCTCGGAATGTGATTATTTTGAGGTAATAGAGAAAACTAACCCTATGGTGTTTGAAAGTATTAAAGATAAAATTAAATACTTTAATCCGGCATTTCACTCAATGACACCTGAAGGTTTAAATGCTAGATTAACATTCCTTAATCAATGTATGAGACCGGGACAAACAATACCTGTTATTGGTCCTGATGGGAAACCAAAATATAATGATGCGTTAAATACATCGTTTGGTGCACCTCCCGTTTTGGTGTTAAGAATTGGGGATTTTTATAATACAAAAATAATACATGAATCTCTTGGCATTACATTTGATCCGTTGGTGTTTGATATTAATCCAGAAGGGATTGGAGTTCAACCGATGATTGCAAAAATTCAACTTAATTTTAGTTTTATTGGTGGTCAAGGAATTGCTGGTCCTGTAAAAGAACTGCAAAATGCGTTATCATTTAATTATTATGCGAATACCGAAATATATGATGAAAGATCGGTTGCAACTGAGAATACATCTGAGGAAGATAATACTTTAGTGAAAGCAATAATAAAAGATGGGTCGGTTAATGGTGATCCACTTACGGCAAACCAAGTTGATAATCAAATCCCACAAAAGGGTGGTAGTACTATTGGTACGATATTAACTACAAATACGTCATCTGGAAATACTGATTCTACTGGAGACATTGAATATAAAACATTAATGAGCGATTTATCAACAGGGACTCAAACATACTTTAAAACAATCTTTAATCAGTTGAAGACACTTACTTCAACCACAAATGGTGGTATAATGTCATTGGCAAGTGCTGATATGGAATTTAATAAGGGTGAATTTAATGAGTATGGTGACGACCCAACTAATGTGGATATATACGGTAAGTCAAATAGTGTTGAAAAATACGTTCAAAGTTTGGTTAAACAAACAAAAAAAGATGTTAATGATGGGGTGTCTCCGATAATTTCTGATATTGTTGGTAGTAGTAAGGGTTATCAAAGTTCATTAAAAAGAGAACTTAAGGACAATATGGAAAAAGAGGTTGAAAAAGCTGAAAGTGAATTAAATAGTATTGTTATTGGACCAATAAATGAAATGACTTCCTACCAAGAAGGATTTAATTATACGTTAAGAAAGTTGGACGTTGTGTGTGATAGTATTGATGGTATTAAATTAGGTACGGGAGATTATAAAGTTTATTCGTTAAGTGGTGATAGTGTTATAAGTAATATAAAGGATGTATATGTATTTACCGCTGGAACACAGATTACAAGTTTTTTAAATGTTTTTCTAACACCTAAGATTTTTAAAAAATTAGTATATAAAAAAGATGAAAATAATTTTGTTGGGATTACCGCAATGTCGATTCCTGAAAGTAGATTTTATATGGCAATGTCCCACATATTTTTGGATGATAATAAATATAATGCATTTGTTACGTCATTAACGACAAGTAAAAAAATTAAAGAATCTGAAACAACAATTGTTGATGATATAAAAAAATATTGTGAAATTTTTAAGGTTAAATGTAAAGCAGAACACGATGCTGAAATAAAATTATTTAATGATATAGAAACATCTGAAGAGTATAAAAAATATGAAACCTTTAAACTTGTGGAGTTTGATAGTAAAGTACAATATACTACAGAAAAAACTGGAAATAATTTACAGAAGATAAATAGAATAAAAAATCTTTATCTTGATGCGAATGTTAAGACAAGTAATAAAACATATAATGGTAAAGTTAAATTTAATTAATAATGGCATTACAATATTATAATAGATACAATCAATTTTTACAAGATGGACAACAAACCGTTGTTCCTTATATTAACTTGCCGATAAAATCGTCTGATAAGCTCTATATATATAAAGTTGGAATTTCAAGGTTGGATAAAGTATCGCAACAATTTTATGGAACACCATTTTTTGGTTGGTTAATATTACAAGCAAACCCACAATTTACGGGTTTTGAATTTAACATACCTGACGCGGCTATCTTGACAATTCCATATCCTTTGTTAAGTTCATTACAAGACTATAAAAATACATTAGAAAATCATTTCTTCTACTATGGCAGATAACGGGGAAAATATATTAGTAGAGTTTGATTACCAAAACATTACAGTAATAGATCCAAATAAAATTATTGATAAAGACGGTAAACCACAACAAAGACTCATAAATCACGAAGATCTCGTTATGTATGCTAATTTGGAGTGCACGGTACTACCAAGAACAAAATTGGCACTTGGGGCACCATTAAGTGATACAATTAGAACTGTTTCAGTTGCAAGTATGAACTTCTTGAATCCTGGAAATAAACCTTTTTTAGATACCGATTGGTCGGACGAAATTACCGGTAAAAACACCCTACAAGGTAAGGGGGTTAATCAGAAAAAATCTAATATCATACCGGGAAATACTTCAAATATTGATAAGAGTGATGATTATTATATAACCCAAACATTGGTTTCAAATGGTAATCCCGGAGCGGTAGATAATGGTTTATTGGGAATTACAAATATTAATATAAGTTATAATACGGCTTTTATGCCCATAATTGATGTTACGTTGGAAGATGTTAAAGGTCGGGCATTGTTTGAGGGTGGAAATAATTCACCATATGCCGCATTTTTCCAATTACCATATCCACTATTTTATTTAACAATAAAGGGTTATTTGGGTAAAGCGGTTAGATTACCATTAATGTTAGTTACATTTAATGCCTCTTTTGATCCTGGTTCAGGAAACTTTAGAGTTCAGTTAAAATTATATACGTATAAGTATACTATTATGTCCAGCGTAAATTGGGGTGGAATGATGGCGGCACCATTAATGTATCAATCAAATGTTAAAACAAAACAAACTACTACCACAAAAAATGGTAATGGTAATGATAAGGTTACAAGTTCTTGGTCAAGTACTGGTTTTTCAAAAATGAAAGAACTTTATGCGACATATAAATCCAAAGGATTAATTGATGATAATTTTCCTGAAATAACATTACAAGAATTAAAGGTTAGATTAGATACATTCCTTAAAAATATAATTGAGGAGTATTCAAAAACAAATATGAATGTTCTTAATGATCTTGATGATTATGCAAAAAATTTATCAGAATATGAATCTCAAGTTTATATTAGACAAGAAGATGGTTGGTCAAGAAAATATTTAGATTACAGTAATGTTTTTATTACAACACCATCAACAGGACAAAAAGATGGTCTAACACTATACCAATTTAAAAAGGAATATGATAGTGAGGAAAAAAGACAATTGGCGTTAACCGAATTATCGGGTCTTGTTAAAACTTTTAATAAATCACTTAAGGGTAATAATGCTCTTGGTGATAATAAACCAAACAGTATTCCTGTAAATATTTTTTTAGATTTAGATAAAAAGATTAGTACGTTTTATAGTAAAGCGATAATTACGGATGTAGATTTAGTTAAAACATATTTCACAAGATCAAATAAAAAAATAACCGAAGAAGAAAAAGCGGCATTTGAGGTAAAAGTAAAACTTGAATTTAATTCAAGTCAATTATTTTTCTTTGAGGGTAAAGGATCATTTATGGATCAAACATCCACAATTGCAGAAAATTTTCAAATACAAAAACAAAAGGTTGAGGAAAATATCACTAAAGATTTGTCAAATAAAGTTAGTGCGACCTTTAAATCTGACGGAAAAGGTGGTGGAAGTGGTGGTATTGGTTTTGCACCAACCATTAGAAACGTTCTTGCAGTGTTTTTTGCACAAGGTGAGGCATTTTTACGATTACTTGATGATGTTCATACAAAGGCGTGGGATCTTAGAGATAGTCCATTAAGAAAAAATGCAATACTATCTAATTCATCTACCGTTAATAGTGTTGACCTTAAAGATTTAAGTATTGAAAAAACACCAATATATCCTTGGCCTCAATTGATTGTTGAAAACAATCTAAAAGAAGATGGGGAAAGGTTTGAATTAATGTATCCGGGACACCCATCAATTGCAACAAAAGTAAGAGCGTTTTCTCCTGAAATATGGCCTGAAGTTCAGTTTGTTGAGGAGTTTATTAAAGGAACTGTTGAAAGATCGGTTAAACAAGATTTCCCTGGGTCAGTTACAAATTCAGAAACAAAACCAAGTAGATTAAGTTTTAACGCTATTGAATTCCCAATTAGTAATGAAGTATATCAAAATACTGAGGAGGTTAAGTTTTTCTATGAGATTTATGAAAGAATGTTATTGAACTCATTCTACAGTAAATTAAGTAGAGATTCAAATACAGACTTCAACATGAAGGAATATTACGCAGAATGTGAAGTATTAGATATTATTACTGCGTTGGGGCCTGATAATCCTTATTTAACAAAAAAATTAAAAGAATATAATTTAACGTCAGGTTCGTATTTGGCGTTCTTAAGACACATATCAAACGAAGGGTCGGGAGAATCTTGGCAAAACTTTGTTAGAGGAGAATTTAACACATCATATATAAAAAATGAAGTTAATAGTTCTTTTGGGTTATTAAGTGGGGACATTATTGATGATGATAAATCAATGCCGTTATTATCGTTAAAGGATATATCACAATCTACAGAATATTTTGGGAATAATGATAATATTGAAAATTATGATTTTACTGATCTATATCCTATAACAAATTTGGGGTGGGATAACACTTATTTGGCAAACGCAAAGGGAATACAAAAAGCTGAAAACATCTTTAAAACAACACAAGTTTTAGAATATAATAACACTAATAAAATTATCACAAATTATTTAAATAGGGGTAAGGGTAAAGATCCAATAACTAACTTTAACTACAAACCGGCAATTTTTAGTCAAACAATAGATTTTACACTATTAGATCTAAAGGTTTTTTATAAAAATAGGAAATTTGAAGATCAATTTATTACGGAAGGAAACATATATTATTCTAACTATGAAAACAAATTAGATGCCGATCAAACCACATCTATGTTAAACACTCCTTATTTTGTTAATGCAATACAACAAGGTGTGTATAATTTTAGGTATAAATCAAACGATCAATCACCATATAAATCTGCGGCGTTTTTATTCTTGAATAGTTTGCCGTTGGCAACTCTTAAGGAAAAATATAAGGAATATGGGGATAACGCAAGTACAAAGGAACTTGATTATATCATATCAACATTTAAGAAATTTGGTGCGGTTCATGAATTACCATATGCTTGGATATTAAAATATGGGTCAATTTGGCATCGTTATAAAACGTGGAAGGAAACGGGTGTTGATATATTAAGTGAGGTATGGACGGACTATAATTATGCTTATAATTACGACCCAACAAATAGTGCTACAACAAAAAATTATACGGTAACAATAAATGGTGTTACTAAAGAAATTATCTTACAAGATAATTTTACAAGTGGTCTTTTAACTCAAACAAAAATAAATCCTGGGTTTTACCCAAGGACTATTGATGATTTTAATGTTTTTTTACAGGGTAAAAAAGTATTTGGTGTAGTACCTCAATCTATAAATGGTACTTGTAGTGTTAGTGGAACAACACTTGAAGTTATTTCGGTTAATACAAATGATATATTTATTGGTGCCGTTTTATCGGGGAGTGGTTTATCTATTGGTACCTCAATTATAAGTCAAATTTCGGGAACTACTAACGGTATTGGAGCATATCTTGTTAATGTTAGTCAAACAGGTACAACAACACCATTTAACATTACAAATGCACCTGTTGGTGGTTATACAAATGGTGATATTCAGGGTGCGATTGATAACGGACTATCGTTGGTTAATACAACAGATTCTGTTATAACTAAAACCCCAGGTTTTGATCTTGGGAGTATTACTAGAGGTTTAAGTATAACACCTTGGAGTTGTTATGTTGCAACAACTGATGGTGAATCAATATATCCTATGCCGTCATTTGGATCTACGATAAATCAAACACTTGTTGAATGTTTTAGACCTAATGGAACACTGAAGACTGAAGTTTCAGATAATGGTGCGATGTATAACGGTTCGGTTAGGACATTTTGGAAAGCACCTAATTATGGGTATTTTGATAATTCAAGATTATCAATACCATCACCAGATAGTTATTTAAAGGAAGTATTTAACGATGTTGCAATACAACAAAACTTATCAATTAATGGGGAAACAAATAAATATTCAACAATAAGTGAATTATTTACGACCTTTAATAAAGAAATATTAGATATTCTTGAAACTGAATTTTTAAATTTTAGTAGATCAGAATATGATTATAACTCAACGTTATCATCAAATGATGAACTTAAGTCAAGTAAAATAAATAAGAATTTCCAATCTTTGATGAGATCTATTATGAAATTACCAAAACCATCGGCAACTAGCACAAATGGTAATTCTATTGTAAAAGAAATTCAGGAAAATCAAATAACTAATTTTACTAGTTATTTAACTACATTTATGGAATATAAAGTTGTAATGAAGTATGGTAACCCATCAAATTACGATAAAAAATTATTCTATACATTCTCTAATCAATTTATTATTGACCCATATTCTTATCAGGGTTATAATCAAAACTCACCAAATAGTTTACCAACTGCGGGTGGAACTTTAACGTTATCTCAATCTAAAACGCAATATCCTGAAACGTGGAAAACTTTGGAAACATATGTTGGTTTTTCTGAAATACCTGAATTAGTATATTCTGATAATGGATCTTATATTACTGACTTTTTTGTTGATATTGATGTTGAATTTAGTGAGAACAATATTAAGAATTTTGCACCAATTATTAAAATCTATGCCACTCAGAAACTACAAAATAGTGCAATCACTAAGGTTGGGTTTTATAGTTTAATGGACACATATATTACAAAAAATACAACATATTTAAATACTGTTTTGGATTTGGAGTTAACTAGATTGAGAAAAGAGTTACCTACTATTGAAATAACCAGTGCGGATGGTAATGTTAAGTCGGATCTTGAAGGTGAACAAACTAGATATGAACTATGGGATTTATTTAAAACAATAAATGATACTTGGATATCCGGTACTGACTTTAAAAGTAATACATTATTTGAGGATGTGTTAATAATGGATAGAGCTAGTAGGGATGTTGGTCAGAAAGTGTTTGTGGATATTTTCATGTTAAAGAATTTAATGGAAAATGCTAATTATGCAAATAAATTACTTGATATTGTCCAATCAATTTTAACTGCTAATAATTTTGTAAACTTTACATTACCTGCTTATGCCAATTTCTATAATGTAAAAGATGTGAGTAAAAATCCATCACCAAAACCTGAAGGGACACTAGAATTTGCAAACACTTTATTTGGAACATTTTTAGATGTTGATTATAGAGAAACATCGGCAAAGTTTCTTTGTTTGTATAGTAATCCCCCAAGTAAGCATTTAGCGATGAATGAAAATACTGATTATAGATATAGGGATGATGCCTTTGATTTAAGAAGAGCGACTGATAATCCTTTATTGGAAAACCAAGATGGTAAAACTAATTGGGATAAATCAAATAAAGTTGTTGGGTTTAATGTTGATATTGGACCACAAAACCAACAAATATTTAAACAGATTGATATTTCTCAAGATCCGGGATTACCAACAAGTGAGTCGTTAGAGGTATTAAACCAAATGGCGAATTTAGACCAAAATAGAGGTGGGTATACACAAAGTGTTTCATTATATAACTTATATAAAAATAGAAGTTATAGGTGTAGTATTGATATGATGGGTAATGCTCTTATGCAACCTATGATGTATTTTAATTTACGAAATGTACCTATGTTTAGTGGGCCATATATGATCACTAGTGTTAAACATACGATAGGTTTAGATGGATTTGATACGGTAATAGAAGGTCAAAGACAACCATTCTATAGTATTCCTAAAATTGAGTCATTTATACAGTCGTTAAGTACAAAAATACTTTCAAACATTAGGGAGAAAGTAGAACAAAATAATAAGGATATAAATGCGAATACTACTAACGTTATAGGACAAACAAATAATGTTGTTAACAATACAGATGTGAGTGTTAGTTTAAGTGTGAATCAAGAATGTGGTGATAATTTGTATTCAACATATAAAAACTATACAACCGAAACACCGGTTAAGACAACGATAACAATTAAAGATGCAATAAAAACAATTAACCAAAAAGTCAACGAATTAAATGACCCAACAAAGAAAGAAAATTTATCATTGTTAATTTATTCAATAATGTCATTAAGGTTAAGTAGTAAATTTAATAGTTATGACAACAATTACGGAACAATACCATTAACATCGTCGTATGGTGGGTCGGACACAAACTTCAATAAAAAATATTTTTGTGATACAAATAAAGTACCATTGGCAATATTTGAAAGTTTTGATAATTTTGTTGATTTTATGATTAGTAAATATGGTAGTCAATTATCTGATCTCAATAGTTATGTTTTAAATTTTATAACATATCTTGATCCTCAACAATTGGCTAAAGCAATTGTTAAATTCTATGTTATTAATTTTCCATTTAAAAGTGATGATAATGTATATAACAAATTACCTGAAGATGAAAAACTCAAATATGAGAACATAGTTATTGGGGCGATTAACGAATATAGATTGAATGTAGGTCAATAATCTACCAACACATAAATTTTTTAACACTTAATGATATTTATATATAAAAGAAATTATGAACACTAAATTAATATTGGATAACTACTTGGGTAAAAACACAAGAGTTACAGAAAAAGACAAGGGTAATGGTTATAAAGAAGTTTGTGACCTTGATAGTGGTGATTGCTACACAATTAGAATGAAAGATGGTTTAATTGAGAGAGTTGACAATACTATGAATACAAACAAAAAAATCCAAGTAGAGACTAAAACAGGTATTAAACAATTATTAAACGGATAATAAAATGAGTGTAGATAAAAAGATTTTAGAGGAAATTAAGAGATATAATTCTATTAATAGTTATATTATGGAACAAGACATTCCTGATTTACCACCACCATTACCGGGAGATGTACCACCGGCACCTGATGCGGCACCATTACCGGGAGATATTCCACCTGCACCTGATGCGGCAGCACCTGTACCACCAGCTGGACCAACACCTGAACCTATTGACGTTGCAAACGATCCTGATGTTGAAGAAGTTGGTAAAGAGGAGGACGAAAAAGAAGATATTGAGATTACTGATTTGGTAAAATCACAAAAAAATATTGAAGATAAACAAGAAGAATATTTTAATAATTTATTTGGTCAACTTGAGAATATGGAATCTAAGTTGGGTGAAATGGATAAAATTATGAATGCTCTTAATGCTCTTGAGGTTAAAGTTGAAAAAATGAGACCTAAAACCCCACAAGAAAAATTAGAATTAAGAAGTTTGGATTCAGGACCGTTTAATCAAAAACTATCAGATTTTTTTATTGACAAAGAAGAAGATATGGAAAAATCGGGAAAAAATGAATATGTTTTAACAACGGATGATGTTGAGGACTTTTCACCAAACGAAATTAAGGGAACTTTTAATTCCTATGATGAT